AGCGGGGCCCAGCCGTACAGAACATCAACGCGAGTCGGGATCGAATCGTTGTTGATAGTGTACTGACGAACCACACGCATTGACAGACCCAATTCCTTATCGCTTGCGCGACCAGCAAAGTGAACGCCATCAGGCAATTCCAAATCGGCACAAGCCAAAGTGAACGCATTTTTGTGCATCACGATGTTCTGTGGAGAAACAGTGCCGGTGTTGTTGAATGGGGTCACAACAGCAGTGGCGCTGGTGGTTGCCAAGTTTACGTTCTGGAACTGACCAGCAGTGATCACAGCAGGGCTAACGGTCACAGAAGTTGTGCCAGAAGTTGCTACGGTCACAGGGGCAGTCACCACAAAGTTACGCAAACGGTTGCTGCCGTAGGCTTGACGGTTCTGTGGGTTGACAGCGAAAACGCCAGCAATCGTAATCACATCACCTTGTTTCAGGCTAGCGGTTGCTGTGGTTGCGGTCAGTGCAATAGTGGAAGTGGATGCGTAGCCAGTGGTCAAGAAACCAGTTGCTGTGGTGGTAGCGCAAGCCAAAGTAGCGGTTGAATAAGAACCGAATGTTTGCGCTACAACGTTTTGATCCATCTTCCAGTTCATGCCTGCTGAGTCACGACCCATCATGCCCTTGCTGTATTGAGCCGAAATCTTGTCTGAGGGAACAAACAGACCTTTCAAGCTGTCAACAATGGTTGCGCCTGTGAACGGCTCAACGATACATGAACGGCGACCATCGCGGGGTGCGCCCTCGCTGTCAAGATACGCGCCTGCGGTCAGGTAGGTGATCAAGCCAGTTGGGGGTGTACCAGCAGTGCCAACAATGTTAGCAGTGTTGTTTTTTGCCATTGTCAGACCGTCAAAGTCAATCTTGTTGGCAATAGCGGCGACAGCGGGTTTCAACACACGGTCAGAGAACATATCCAAAGACAAAGCCAAGTCTTGGCTTGTGAATTGGGTGTCAACGTGGAACTGTGTAGAAAGGGTCACAGGCACTGAAGTCTCGTTGAAATCTTCAACGTTCAAAGCAGGGCCAGTTGTGCCAATAAAACGACCGGGTTTACGGACGTTCAGAGTAGCACCGATCTTTGCGCCAGTAACGGCGAATTGATCGTCATAGTTGCGCTCGACTTCGCTGGAGAAAGTCAATTCGTTTTCCAAGACCATCAACGCTTCGTTGGTGATCATGCTGATGGTTAGCAGATTATTTGCCATTTTGTTTCCTAAAATAGAATGGGTTTAGCGAATCTTTCCAGCCAATCTTGCTGCTCTCCAAGCCTGATATGAACCATGAAATTGACCATCACTGGTCAGGTTCACATCACGCCCGTTGGCTGCTGATCTGATTGGATTGATAGGCGCGGGTGCTTTACTTTTCCCAACAACAGACTTTGTTTGCGGTTCAGTCTTTTCATACTGCCCCTCCAATTTCCCAATTGCTTTCAAGGCGGCGGTCAAGGTCATGCCTTGCAGCTTTACAGCAAAATCAGGATTTTCAGCAAGGTGATACAGGATGCGTGGGCCAACCTCAGATTCAAAGATCGCATCCCGCACTTCGTTACTTACCGTAACGTCTGTGGAATTGATCATGTCATCAAAGTCTGGCATTTCAGCTTTAGCTGCCTTTACCCGTTGACCCCAAGTGTCAATTAACTTGGCGTGTTCGGCGGCAACTTTAGCCTGCACTTCCTTTTGCTTTTCTTCCGTCAATCGCTGCTCAACACGATAGTCTGTCAACGCCTTAGCGTATTCATACATATCGCTGAACTGCTCTGGCAATGGTTCTGTTTCAGCTACTGGTTCAGCTTTGGGCTGAATTTTGGCCTCCAAGTCCCTTACCTTTGTTTCCAAATCTTCCCTAGCTTGGCGTTCCCTACGGGCTTCTTCCCGTGCTGATTCGCGTTGCTTGGTTATTTCTGAAAACCGTCTTTCCAGCTTAGGATTTTGTTTTCGATCCTCTGTTGCTGTCGCTTCGTTCTCTACCTCAGTCGGTTCACTCTGTCCTTCATCAACCTCTTGCGGCTCTGTCTTATCGACAGCCTCGCTTGGGGATGGATCAGCTAAACCCATTCGTTTGGCATTAAATTCAGCTAAATTTTCACTTGTCACCACATTGGCGGCAAGTCGTTCTGCTACTTCTGACATTGAGTTTCCTCAAAGAATTCACCCAGTTGACCCAACTGGTAAGGTTTTGCGGTTTTTACCACGAAATTAGTTTGCTGTCAATTACTGCATAGGTTGTTCAAATGACTGCTGCATTGGCGGCTGCATTGGTTCTTGCATTGGCTGCGGCTGCATTGGTTGCTGCATCTGTTGCGGGTTAACCAATGGGTTTGCACCGTGCGAAATATCCTGTGCAGCAGCCAACGCAAACTGTTGCTGTTCAGCATTCAGCCTTTCAATTTCTGCTACCAGCTGATCAGTTGGCATTCTTGCGATAAGCATTTTGACCAGCGCATCAATTTCAGTCTTGTTTTGGCTAGTAATTGAACGGGTGTTTTGGTCATTGACCTTAACTTCTGCCATTGTTTCGGTGTTGTGCGCCCGTGCGGTAACGTCCATGAGTTTGCGCTTGTTAGCGCCTTCCTCGCGGATTTGGGCAACCTGACCACGGTTGTTAATCTCCAGCATGGCGGCTTGCAATTGCTGCTGCATTTCCTGCACTTGTTTCTGTGCTTGCGCTAACCGCATTTGAACTTTAGGCGGTATATCTGATTTCTCATCAATATTAGCCATCGGGTTCATGGCGGCAAGGCGGTCAGCAATAACGTCCGCACCGGGGAAGTCCATGTTCCTAAACACCAAATCACCAGCAATATTGAACAATTGCTCATTGCCTGTAAGCAGGGGCATCATTGCCTCAACTGCCTGCTGGCGCTTGCTTTGGAAGCCCGGCCCTGTGTCCATCACCACATCATATTCGCCAACGGTCACATCATTCAGCACCTCGTTGACTTCGTTCTTTTCGTTGATCGTGGTCATGTCAGGCTGACCATCTGAACCAATAATTCGCATTACCCGCTGCGTGTCGTATATTTTAGGTATCAAGTCCAGCAGGATTTTGCCTGTATGCCGAATGGATCGGGTCATGTTGTCATAGAAGTGGAAATTGCTTAAATCCACCTGATTCTGTTGACCCGCCAAGGCTTTGCCCGAAATGTTGCCACTTGGCAGCTGGTTGGGATCAACAATTCCCAGCACCATCTGCAAGTCTGCCGAAATAGCGGCGGCGGCTTCCATGATGCCAAGTGGAGGCGCTTCGGGCTGTAGTCGGGTTGGCGCTGGGGCTGGTACGCCCTCAATGTCTTTTTGCTTGTAACGTAGGACGGGGCTTGACTTAATATTAGCCATCGCCCATTCGTTTTCGTGTCCCTCATCTTGGCCCTCTGCCAGCAGCCATTTAGCCTTTGGAGCAAGCGCAACCGATTCGGTCATGCTGGTGCGCCAGAAGTTATACATCCGCTGTGGGTCTTTGGCAAACCGCACCAAGCCATATTTCTTGCGCTTGTCATCCACAATGACCTGTGCGCCATAGCACGGTACAACAGGAATGTATTTACCCGCCCATGTCTTTTCTTCCAAGATTTCTAGGGCGGTCATCTTGCACCACTTCACCGCCTTGCGGAAGCTGTCGCGCTCATCCACAACGGTCAAGCCAGCGGCTTCGACACGCTCAAAGAACCTTTCGGAATCAGCAAATTGGCGTGTGCCATCACTCAGCAAATACAGCTTGGCGCGTTCACGCTCAATGTGAAAGAATTCAGCAATCCTGATGTCTTCTTTAGTGATCCAGCTTGCGGTGTCATCTCCGGTTGATCGCTGGGTAAAGTTAGCGCCATCATCAGCATTTGGGTAGTATTCGCGGAAAATCTTTTTGTCTAGCACCGTAGTGATCAAGCAGCGTTCAGCGTCTGACCCATCAGGCATTATGGAATTTGGGTCAAAATACACGGTGAACGGGTTGTCAATCGTGTCGATGTAGATTTCCTGATCAAAGGAATCCTCGCTTGTGTAGCGGGTATTGATCCTCCAATAGCCCCAGCCCATCCGCACGGCGTAGTCAAAGGCAGTGTCGTAGGCGGTGTCAGCGTTGGAATTCACCTCAATGTGACGGGTCATGCCCTCAATCACTTGGGCAATTTTGTAATCAGCCAAGTTATTTACAGGATGCACTTTGATGCGTGGGCGCTGCATCCGCTGCTGGTTGGTCACCTGACGGATGTAAGAGTCGATTTTGTTGATGGTCAGGCAGGGTCTGGCTTCCACATTCCTGCTGTTCTGTATCTCTACAGGCCATTGATCACCGGCTGCAAATTTGATGTCTTGCAATGCTTCAGCGCGATTGCTTGAGTCTGCGTCATTGACCAGCCGCCAAAACTCTATGGCTTTGTTGATTCTTGTGTCTTTGCCTGATGCGTCTTGGTAAGCCATATTTGCCCCTTTGTGGGATTATCCCATCCAACCGCTAGGCATTGCAACTTGTGCTTTTGCTTTGCGCTTGGGGGTGTCTTGAATCATCAGGGCAATGTAGCGAAATGCGTCAGCCCCGTGCGAATAGTGGTCATGTAGCGGGTTGCGGCTGAACTGCCCTGTGGCTGGGTCAACCTCATATCGATAGTGGCGCAGGCAATTGATCCCTTCCGCTGCGTGTTCCCGGTCAAACCAGCAGCTGGGGAATATTGTCCTTGCGGCGTTGATTGAGTCAATGATTGGCACTTTAGGCAGAATGCGGGTCTTGTAGCCTGCCGCCCTCACAATGTCATCAATTGACCGACCAGCTGCCGCCAGCGTCTGGTTCTCAGCGTCATGCGGCAACCAAACCGTTTCATACATATAACCAAAGGTCTGCATGGTTGCCAAGTAATGGGTCATGGTCTTTTGGCTGTCCTCAATATAGCGGATTAGGCGGGTTTCCATGCCTACAAACTGCAAGAACCAGATCGATGTGCTGTCAGACCAACCGAGGTCAAAAATGGCATGGACGGGCTTTGTAGCGTCATAGGCCACACGGGTTAGCCTGCCCTCAACTTCTGCCTGTTGCAGTTCCTTGGCAAAGATAGCCCCATCTACCGATTGGCGGCACATGCCTTCCCAAACTTGGTTATGGGCTTCAAGGTCGCGGTTCTTCAGTGCATCCTTTTCCAGCCTCAAGGTTTCGGGAAACCAAGGGTTATCCGACCAGTTGATCTTGATAAGTATGCAGTTCTCAGGAGGGTTGAGCACGAACCGTTGATAGGTTTCGTCTGTTTCCAACTCAGGGTTAAACGAAATCCATATCTCGCTGCCCTGTTTCCGGATGGTGGGGATTAGGATGTTCCAGCTTGGTCGGCTGGTGGTCTGCGCTTCCTCTACCCAGCAAATGTCAACGCCCTCAAAGGATTTGATGTTGGCAATGTTGTTCTTCAGGCCAGCAAAGGCAAACTCTGTGCCATTCCTGCCCCTAATGCTGTTTTGGGTGATTTCATAGAAACCCAGCAAGCCAAGGGTTTCGATTTGGTCACACAATAACTTGTGAACTGAATCCTTGATGCTGGTCTGAAACTCTCGCGCACACAAGATGCGTAGCGGGTCTTTAGCGCCCTTGATCAGTAGCGCCCTAGCTATGCCCCAAGACTTTGCCCCACCCCTGCCGCCGTAGCATACTTTGTAGCGTGATGGCTTGAACAAGCCTTGCAGCTTGATCGGAAACTGAGCTTTGGCAATTGCAGTGGCGACATCACTCATTGGGCTTCACAAATGTCACCTGAATGCCTGTGAGCAATGGCGCACCATCTGCACCTGTGATTTCTTGCTTGGTGCTTTCCCGGTACTTCTTAGGAAACCTTGCAGCCATTGACCGTGACCACAGCGTGGCATTCAATCGGTCACTTTCTTTGTTCTCTACCATGTAAGAAGATGCCTGTTCTTCCCACCATGCTTGCTCATAAGTCTTAGCGTCATCCAAGGCATGCAAAAATTCTTGGTGTGCATCACGCCATGAATACATTGTTCTTAGTGACACATCCAGTATTGCCGCAATTTGTTCAACAGACTTACCAATACGCCCTAGTTCTACGACCTTGGCGCAATATGCGGGGTCATACAGGGTTGGGCGACCTACTGGGCGCTTTTCTAAGACGGGGATTGAGTCAGTCATTTCTTTTTAGGCGTGGCTTTTTTGGCCTTTGCAGCTTCATTCTTGACCGAATAGCCAATAGCGACAGCCTGCTTAACAGGCTTGCCAGCTTCTATTTCAGCCTTGATGTTAGCTTTCAGCGCCTTGGGGGTCATTGACTTGATTAGCGGCATCTTTGCTCTCCAATTGGTTTAGCCAATACTGGCAGTCTTGGATCGCCCCGCTAATCGCATGGAGGTTGATTTCCATTTGTTTAGCTTGCGCCTGAAGTTGTTCCACACGCTTGTTTATAACTTCTGGAGTCATACTTGGGCAACGTGAATTGTTGCAAAATTAATGGTCAATGCTTCGGACAATGATCCAGTACTTGCATTAGTGATGCCAATAGTGAATGACCCAGCCGCCACTGCCACAACAGAAACCAAGTAAGTTCCTGCCGTTGCTGCACCGCTTGCAATTGCAATTACGGGAATGTCATACGCAGAAATTGCGCTGTTTGTCACCACAAAAGCCACTTCAGCAGCAGCCGCTAACGCTGCATTGTTGGTCACAATTTGACCAACTGATGCGTTAATGGTCACACCTGTTGACTTGCTGGTGGCTTGGGTCACAGTTGCGGGTGCAACCGTTGACGAACCCGTGTTATACCCGATTTGGCCTGATGTGGCGGCGGCGTAAAGAGTGGCTGACCCTTTAAGGTCTTGGTCTTGATATGCTGCGCCTATTGCTATTGAGTTTGCCATAATATGTTCCTTTAACAGTTCCAGTTTTTAAGGGATGCCTTGGCTCGCTCCGCTGGGCCTTTGGCGTTTTTTACTACCCCCTCCATCCTAGCGCAAAAACTGGCCTTGCGCCCAGCATCTGCCTTGTTTTTTGGATTGGGGGCAGGCGGCTTCAAATTGCTGTTGTTTTTAGCGTTGTATTCGGCACGGCCCTTAGCAGTCATCCCAGCGCCCTTTTCCACTGGGTTGTAGGTTTTACCCTTACCCGTAGTGGTGTGGGCAATGGGCTTGTCGTGCTTTTTCATTTTTTGGCAGTTTTGGCAGATTGCTTAAATGCCGCCGCAGTAGGTGCGCCCTTTGCGCCCGGTGTTCTCATGCGTTCAGGCTTCTTACCCGCAGCTTTTTGCGCTTCAATGCGCTCTTGCTTTGCGTGAATGTTTGCGTATAGTCCAGCTTTTGCCATCATGTCTCCAGTACCGCACAAATGTCGGCTTCTTGAATAATTTGATAATCCTGCCCATCAATGTGGTGAACAGGCCACTTTAAATAATCACCGTTTCCGTACTTGATGAAGTCGCCCACCTGTGTCTGGTCTGCCTTTGGGCCTACCGCCACAACTGTTCCTTCATTGAAAGATTCCTTATTGTTGACGTAAATTATGTCAGACAACTTACGAACATTGGGGCGAACAACTACCCGGTCATGCAGTGGCTTGATCATTTTTTGGCTTTCTTCCGCGCTTTTTAGGTTCGGTAACAGTGTCGGTCATGATGTCGTACACAGGCAAATTCACCATTGCGGGTTCAATTTTCTGCAACGCAACATGTTCCCCACACCAATCATTCATGTGCCTGTTGATTGTGTGCGGGTAACGGCGACAACTACCCATGATCTGAGCATTCACAAAAAACTTGCAGCCTGCACAACTAAGCGCCACGGCTTGGGTATCCTGCTTCTTCAGCCAAAACAGCCTTGTTCAAACCCGCAGCCAATTCTTCAGCCAACGTCCTTGTGGCTTTTTCAAGCATCCTGCTTTCTCGGTGTTCAGCGGGACTTAGCGGCAAAGCCTCTGTAGGTGCTTTCCGAAATAGCGCCGCTTCTTCGGGCCTTTTCGAGTGAGTCATATAACTTCCTTTCCACTTGATTTTCGTTCAATTTAGGCAGCTTGTCAAGTGAACTTACAGCAGTTTTGCCCATTCCACGCGAATTATCTATGACTTGAATCTTGACTTTTGGGTTGTTTTTATACTTTTCCTGCAATTCCCGAACAGTTTTTAACGCGCCAATGTGCGTTTTTAAATGTTCGCCAATAGGAACAGTTCTGCCAGTACCGAACTCTTTTTCTTGCCTGCTGGCGCGTTTTAGTGCGCCATTTTCTAAGGCTTCCACAGGATCGCGGTAGGTGTAGATGATTTGAACGTTGCGGTTTCCTTTTAGCGCCTGCTGGATTTTCTTGTCGGAACTTTCAAACTTATTCATGTTGGTGTCGTACACCATTTCGGCCCGTTTGACCGATTCAGAAACGTTTTTGATTGATTCCAAAGCAGAAGTCTTTCCAGCCCCAGTGCCGCCAGCAGTAAAAACAACCGTGTTGTCGCTTCCCTTTGGGGTTGGGTTTGACAGCTTTTCCGCATAAATCCGTTTGATGAACTGGCTAGATGGCTCATGCACATTGGCAGACTTTGTGCGGTCAGCCAAATAGTGCGGAGACAACTCCCGCGCAATGTCTGTGTTCAAAATTTTCCCGCCGCCAGAGTCTTTTATAGCAGCGTATTCCTGACGCAATTTTAAATAATCGTTATTTAAACGGTCAAAATATTCCTGCTCAATCGGGTCTTGCGATTGTGGCTGGCCTTGCGGGATAAGCGCCGATGCCCTGTTTTGATCAGCAAAGGGCGCTGGCTGTCCCGCCGCCATGATGCTGGACAGCGGAATTTGCATTACTGGCTACATTTGCGATCATGCGAATAGCAAACACCGCTAGAACGTCCACCGTCAAATGCTTTATCAGCACCCGTCATGTTGGTTTTAGCAGCGGGAATGCCTTTTTTGGCGCTGCCTTGACTGCCCGTCATGTCAGAAGCGGCTGCATTGCCCTTCATTGAAGCCTTTGCGCCGTAGCCTTTGGGTTCGTTCTTCATCATATTTGCCATGATTTTTCCTTAGTTAAGAAAACGCAGTTTGTACAAGGTTGAATTGATCAAGTCGGCGATTTCATCTACCAAATTTTGCAATTCTGTGTCTTGTGGCAGTTCCTCGCGGGATTCTTCCACAAATTCTTTCATGCCTTCCAGATATTTCACGGGGTCTTTTTCTGTGTGAAACTCATCAGGAAATTTTTTAAGCTGATCATATTTGCCCATGTACGATTCGGCAAATTCGTCAACCAAGTCAACAATTTGGACATAGTACTCCCCTAACGCGACATGTTTTGCATAGCTGGTCGTTGACCAGTGCATGAAATGCGTCACCGTGCTGCTATGCAGCAGTTGCGCTACAAATTCGGCTACTTCTTCGTTCATGTTGGCACTATATCAAAAAAAGGGGGGTTGCAACACCCCCCGTTAAGACAACTGCGCTTCCATTATAGGCAGCGGAACATCTAAAGGCCAAGCCCCTTGGTCACACAATTTTTCAACCGTAGCAGCGTGTGCCCTATACCACTTTTCTTGGCGTTCTTCCTTGGTCAAGTCTTTGCCTTGGTCAATCTCAAAATGGCACTTGAGGCACAGGGCGGCGACTAGGTTGTCATCAGCCTTGATGCCCCTGCCCTTGCCGCCTCCCCAGTTTGTATGGGCGGCCTGAACGCAAACGCTTGACCCACAGATTTGGCAATCAAGGCTGGCCACTAGGCGCAACAGTTTCTTGCTGCGCACATACGGGTGCTTGGGAATCATCATTTGTTAGCCTTTCCGACTTAAAGGAATAACCTGCTGGACGGTTAACTTCCCTGCGTCCGCAAGAATTGCACGTCCAAACCTGTCGATTACTTGATAAATCGTGTTGGCGAACTAAACCACCACATTGGCACTGTCTCATTGATGCGCCCTATCTTGCAGTCGATTGGTGGCTTCGCGTGTTCGCCAGATTTCAATGTCAAGCCTAGCAGCTTCGATTTCCCATTTCAAAGTTTCTTCCTGCTCAATTGCCGCAGCCAAACCGTTTAGCAGCTTTTGGTAAACGGGGCTTGCGTAGGCTTCGCGCTCTTGGGCATTCGCGGCTTCATAGCCCATTTCTAAGGATTCTTTCATCAGCATAGCTTTTTGGCTTTTGCGGAATTCTTCAAGATAAACCCTCTGGGCCTTGGCTTCACCGTAGGCCGGAGCTTTGTTGCGTATGCTTTCGGCGGCTTCTTCTGGTTTCATTAAAACATCGCCTCCTGAATTTGTTTAGGCTGATCTGGTGCAAATAACTGGCCTTGGGCTATGGCTTGCTCTATGCGCTTGCAGGCTATATCAAAATACTTGGGTTCACGCTCAATGCCGATGAACTTGCGGCCCATCTGTATAGCCGCCACGCCCGTTGTGCCGCTGCCCATGAAGGGGTCAAGGATGGTTTGGCCTTTGCCAGTAAAGCGAGTAACCCAACTAGAAACCATGTCCACAGGCTTGCCCGTTGGATGGTCTCCGTTTGTGATAACAGGGCCGCTCCAATTCCCGTGACATCCACCGCCATTCCATGCTTTCTTTTTGCCCCTTGGGAAAATGTATGCAATCCCATCCCATCCATTTGCAGGCCGGTCGGCGCTAATTTGTGGCATTGGGTTCGTTTTAACCCAAACACCGAAACGAATTAGCTCATAAAAGCTATGACCCTCAAACTCAAGCGCTGCGATATGCCGCCAATCCATGTTTGCAATAACCCAACCATCACACAATGGGGCGCAAGCAGTGAGCAGTGATTCAATCGCCTTAAAGTCAATCGCCTTAAAGTCAATCGCCTTTGCGCCAGCGCCAGTTCCTGCGTTGCTTTTTGCATTGTTGTGTGTTTTGTCGCTGTATGGCGGGTCAGTAATCACCGCATCTACCTTGCCCAGCGTTGGCAAGATGTCCATGCAGTCGCCAAGGTACAGCGTGGCATCGCCAATTTGTACTTTCATTTCAACACTCCAATCATGCGTAGGGCGGCGTCAGGGCTGTCAATTCTTGCCAAGGTACTACCAGACCAATTGTTAAAAAAATCGCCTTGTAGGGCCGTTAAACGCTTTTTAGAGTCTGTTTTGACCTCA